AAAGTTCGGGATCTTATGGTTTAGTATTCCCAGACTTGGGAACAATTTTAATTAATCCCGATGCTGTTTCTCAATCAATCCATGTTGATACTTTAAGAAATCCAAGTACAAATGATAATAATCCAAGAACATTACTTAATGCTATAGAATTAGGTGCTGAATTTAAATTAAATTCTCAAGAAACTATTTCTTCTGATTATATATTTGTTAGAGCAAGAAACAGTGAATTTAATTACTCTGAAAACCCATCATTTATATCAGGGTCAACTGGAGAAGTAATATATGATGAATTTATTAATCATCCTCAAGTATATGCTACTACTGTAGGAATGTATAATGATAGTAATGAATTACTAGCTGTAGCTAAACTATCAAGACCTTTATTAAAAGATTTTACTAAAGAATCTTTAGTTAGAGTTAAGTTAGATTTTTAAGATGAATGAGTGTTTATTTAAAACCCTTTACTACTTCTGATGTTATTATCTCACCGTTTGAGGTAAACAAATCTTTTGTTTGCCATGATGAAACCCCAGAACTTAAACTTGAAATACTTGCTACAGGACCTCAATCAATTATTGATGATTATGGTTTTAATAATCAATCTAGTTATGTTACAAACCCTACCAACTTTTCCCAAATCCCACAACAAGCTGGTGTATTTATCCCGGATGTTTCTAATTTAGCTATTAATATTAATTATAATGAATCTGAAAAAGTTTTTTCCCTCCCTTCTAATATATCTCAAGCAACTGTAGATATTAATTTATCTATATTTGCTGCTGGTATTACTAATAACCCACAAACAATGATTGGGTATATAGGAAAAAACACTACCCTTATTAATGATGCTATTTCAGTTATTACATCATCTGCCTCATCATCAGACCCACGNTTTACATTTTTATTTCCTTCTGTAACTTTAGAATCTGGGAATGAGTATTTATTTGGTCTTCAAACTTCAACAGGAAGTGATGGAGGAAGAATAATGGAATACACAGCATCCTTCCAACAAACCCCAGGAACTATTCAAGATTTTAAAGTTGATAGATATATTGGTCAAAATATTACTTCATCTATATTTGTTCCCAATTCAAATTTAACAGGTGTAACAGATCTTAAGAATAAAAAACTAATTTATGAATCTATTAAACAGTTATATTATTCTAATTATATAAAGAGTGATAATGGTTCTCCTGTTAGCACTGCATCATTTAATAATGATGGAACAGTAACAGGTCCTAGATATACTCCTAACTATTATAACTATTTAACTACAACTTTATTAGCTGATAGGTTTTTTCCAACTGGATCAAACCAAATAATTGGTGTAGTTTCAATCCCTTCAAATTTATTTGGTGAACATGTTAAATTAAATTCTGTAACATTGTCTACTCCTAATTATACTTTATTTGATGATGGAAATGGGAATATGCTTTCTGGTTCGCAAAAAGTAGGAGATATAATATATGAACATGGAATTATAGTCTTAACAAATGATGGTATTGAACCTATTGGTGGAGATGATGGATATGGATTTATAACATATGGCACAGGATTATATGGAGTCACAGATCAAACATTTATAAATGATTTTATGGCTAATTCAAATTTTACCTGTTCATTTGAAAGTACAACCACAATATACGAATCACAATATAAATGCACATTACGCCAAAATGAATTTAATTTTACTCAAAATCCTACAATAGTATCAGGTAGTTCTTTAGATAGTACTTTATATGATTTTGCTACAGGTTCATATTTTACCCCATATGTAACCACAGTAGGAATGTATAATAATGCTAAAGAGTTAATTGCGGTAGCAAAATTAGCACAACCCCTCCCAATTTCCCAAGTTACAGATACATCAATTCTTGTTAACTTAGACTTATAAAATCATGAACTGGACATACAATAAAAAAGAAGTTGAGGATCTTTCTCACTTTCCTGAAAAAACATTTGGGTTTATTTATAAAATAACCCACATATCTACTAATAAATCTTATATTGGTAAAAAAGTACTATTCCATAATCGTAAAATTAAATTAACTAAAAAAGATTTAGCTTTATATGAAGGTGTAGTAGGTAGAAAACCTGCTTATAAGATTGCTACTAAAGAATCTGATTGGAAAACATATTGGGGATCTAATAAACCACTAAATGAATTACTAAAATCAGAACCAAAAGAAAATTTCACTAAAGAAATTTTAAAATTTGCCCCTACAAAAAAACTGTTAACTTACTATGAAACACAAGTTTTATTTGTATATAGAGTATTAGAAGAACCTGAAATGTACTATAATGATAATATTTTAGGTAAGTTTTTTAGAAAAGACTTTGAATAGTTAAGTTTATTTCATATACTATTTAATATGGTAAATGAACTACTGGTTAATCTAGTAAACAAAGTTTTAGGTCGAGGAAAACGTACTGCAAGAGGTAATCAAGCTTATACTTGTCCTTTTTGCCACCATCATAAACCCAAATTAGAAGTTAATTTTACCGAAAGTAAAAAAGGAGTTAACTTATGGCAGTGTTGGGTGTGTGGTAAAAAAGGTAAAACTATAAAAAGTTTATTTAAACAGTTAAAAGTATCATCTGATTATTATCAACAACTAGGTAAATTAGTAAAAAATGTATCTGATGAAAATTTTACCTCTATTAAGGTTGAACAATTAAAATTACCAAAAGAATATAAATCATTTTCCAATAATAAAAATGATATTACTGCAAAACATGCTTATTCTTATTTAAGAAAAAGAAATATAACAACACAAGATATTTTAAAATATAACATAGGATATTGTGATTATGGACGATATTCAAATATGGTTATTATACCTTCATATGATGAATATGGTAAATTAAATTATTTTACCGCAAGATCATTTGAAAAAGACCCTTACATAAAATACCGCAACCCAGATGCTTCACGCGATATTATACCGTTTGAATTGTTTATTAATTGGGATTTACCTATTATATTGTGTGAGGGACCCTTTGATGCTATGGCTATTAAACGTAATGCTATACCATTATTTGGTAAAAATATACAATCTAGTTTAATGAAAAAATTAGTTAAGTCTAAAGTAGAAAAAATATACATTGCTTTAGATAATGATGCAATAAAACAAGCTTTAAAATTTTGTGAACAGCTTTTAAATGTAGGAAAAGAAGTTTATCTTGTAGAGCTACAAGGGAAAGACCCAAGTGAGTTAGGTTTTAAAAACTTTACTAAATTAATACAAACAGTTATTCCATTAACTGAATATAGTTTTATGGAAAAAAAATTATCTCTCATATGAAAAAGAGAAATGTTAAAAAATCTTATAATCGCATACTAGAAATATCAGAGGATGCTAAACAAATAACTTTACCTGATTCTAGATATTATCGTAGAAATGGTAAATATTATCCTTCTATAACTTATGTTTTAAGTTATTATCCAAAAGGTAAATTTTTTCAAGATTGGTTAAAAAAAGTAGGGTATTCTGCAGATTGGATTGTTAAAAAAGCATCTGAAGAAGGTACCCAAGTTCATGAAATGTGTGAAGACTATCTTAATGGTAAAGAACTTAATTTTTTAGATAAAAATGGTTACCCACAACATAATCCTGATGTATGGCAAATGTTTTTACGTTTTGTTGATTTTTGGGAAGAATATAATCCTACATTAATTGAAACTGAAGTCCATTTATTTTCAGATGAATTAAAAGTAGCAGGTACTTGTGATATGGTATGTGAAATTGAAATTGATGGTAAAACAGAATTATGGATTATAGATTTTAAAACTTCTAATCATCTTCAAACAACTTATGATTTGCAAACAGCTATATATGGTAAATGTTATAATGAATGTTTTGGTAAAAAAGCTGATCGTTATGGTATATTATGGTTAAAATCATCTAAACGTAAACCTGCAAAAGATAAAATTCAAGGTAAAGGATGGGAAATGTATGAATCAAAACGCACTCAAGAAGAAAACTTAGATATTTTTAAAACAGTTAAAAAACTATTTGATTTAGAAAATCCTAAACACTCTCCAATATTTACTGAATTTAAAACGGTTGCTAAAAGAAAACTCTAATATGTATAAGTATGGTAAGTTTAGTAGAGTTATTAAAAGAAATTAAAAATGGCCCTAAAGCTGTTTTTTTAGCTGGTCCTGCAGGTAGTGGAAAATCAACTTTCATTAAAAGTAACATTCCTAATTTAAAAGTAATTAATGTAGATGACACATATGAAGAATTACTTAAACAAGCAGGATTAGATAAACCACAATCAACCTTTACTTCAGATGAATTATCTCAATCATCTAAATTAATGAGTAGAGCGCGTAAAGAAACAACAGCTAAACTTCAATCTGCTCAAAAAGAAGGAGAAAGTATTATAATTGATGGTACTGGTGGTGCATCTAATCCTATATTAAAGAAAAAAACACAATTAGAAGATTTAGGATATGATACTATGATGGTAATGATATATGTTTCACCACTTGTATCTTTAGAACGTAATAGATCTAGAGGGGAAGCGGGTGGTAGATCACTTCGTCCTTCAATTATAGTTCGTACTTGGGAAAAAGTAAATAAAAACATTGATACTTTTCAAAATATGTTTGGGGATAATTTTATTTTAGTAAATAATGACCCTGAAGGAGCAGATAAAACTTATAATGAAAGAGAAGTAAAGAATTATTTTGATCAAGTAACTGCTGCTCGTGAATATAGTGATGAAGAAATAGCTAAAAAAGAAGCTGAACAAGAAGAATTAGAATCTTCTATTAAACAATTACTTTCGGATTTACCTGAATTCACACCACAAAGCCAAATTAAAAGTAAAATAAATGGATTCCTTAACTAAATTACTTATTAAAGACCTTTTACCTGAAAGTATAGATGGTAAAGAAGTTACTGCCGTTTTTGGTGGTGGATTTAAACCACCTACTGCAGGTCATTTAGCTGTAATTCAAAATGCTTTAAAAAATAATCCTGAAATAGATAATATTATAATTTATGTTGGTAGTAAAGTAAGGGATGGAATTACACAAGATCAATCATTTAAAATTTGGGATGAACACTATAAATCTTTAATTGATAAACCAGTTAGAGTAGAAAAATCAGTTTCCCCAATTGGAGATATTTACAGATATGCTAAAGATAATCCTGAAGATTCTATATATTGGATTATAGGAGCAAGAAAAGGTAGAGAAGATGATTTACAAGATATATCATCAAGATCTGTATCTATAGACAAATACCCAAATTTAAATTTAAAAGTTACTTCTACCCCAGATGGTGGAATGAGTGGTACTAATGCTAGACAAGCATTAATAAATAATGATAAAGAAAATTTTAATTTTTTTATTCCAAGTAATACTAATCAAGATGAAATTTGGAACATTTTAACCTCTCAACCTTTAAATGAATCTGTTAAAATAGATATGAGTAAAGTTAATAAAGCTTTATTAAAGGGAATAGGAAAAGAAGACGAAACTGATGAAAATATATTAGCTCTTATTGATTCCCACCCACCAGGAAAAGTCTCACATAAAGTTTTTTTAAATTTTTATGCTAAATTTGATAAGTATTTTGGTGAAAAAGATGATGATAGAATTTTAGATGAAATTGGTTTAGAATATCTCCTTACCCGTGTACTAAATTTATCTCCTAAGGAAATAAGAACAGTTATGAATGATTATCAAAAAGGAAATCGTGATTTAGAAGATATAAATTGGTTTGAAAAATATGATACTGTACATCAAAAAGATGAAGAATGGAATCCTGTTAAAGGGGAAAAATTTGATGATACTCAAGATAATGAAGCTACTGTAAATCAATATTTATCTAAAAATAAAAGACTACATGAAGCTGATCCTAAAAAGGGTACAGGTAAAAAACCTAAGGGATCAAAAAGACGTTTATACACAGATGAAAATCCAAAAGATACTGTTAAAGTTAAATTTTCTACAAGACAAGATATAATAGATACTTTAAATAAAACTTCGTTTAAATCCAAATCTCATGCTCGTCAATCTCAAGTAATTAATTTAATACACCAAAGAGTAAGAGCTGCTTTAAGTAGAACAAAAGATCCTCAAAAGAAAGCTAAATTACGTTCTGCTTTTGAATATATTAAAAAACGTAAAGAAGCATCTAAGAAAAAAACCCAACGTTTAAAAAAACAAAAAACTAATGAAGCTATAGATACTAATTTTGATAAAGTTAAATTTTATTATGATTATTATACTAATGTTTCCCCATCAACATTTGGAGTTACTATGGAAGAAAATAACATAAAAATTAGTAACATTACAGAACCATATCCTCCTAATTTTGGCCCTAAAAATGTAAGGCAAATCCCCGTAAATCAAAATCTAGAAGAAAGTTTAAATGAAGATATTTTAGAAAAAACATCTTTAGTTTTACCAAGAGGTAAAAAAATATATCTTCAAGCTGAAAGTGAAGATTATGATAGAGGATTAATAGTTGAATTAACTAAAGAAGGTGGATATAAAATGAATTATTGGTATGGAGATGATGCTAAAGTATATCCTGTTGAAGTATTAGTAGATAGTGAATCAATTAAACCCGATGCTATTGAAGTATATATGAAATTTCACCCTGAATTAAAAAAAGAAAATATAGCCCCTAAAGCTCAGGCTAAACATAAAGGTAAAGCTGCACCATTTGGATCAGCATATAAAAAAGTTAATGAAACAGGCCTTGAAATAGCTAAAAAGAATATGGATGATTATAAAAAATCAAACACACTAAACGAAAATGCTACATATTCTAATCATATAGACTATAAACAAGAAATTGTAGACTTAACAAAACATATGTTAAAAAAAGGTATGAATATTAAACCTTTACCTAAAGTA